GTGCGAGTGGGCAGCTGACCGCACGGTTCGACAACATGACACTGCTCAACGATGCGATCAACGATGCGTCGATTGAGCTTGGCTTGGAATATCGAATTAACAACGATCGTCGTCTGACCATCACGCTGCATGAGGTCAAGCTTGACCTGGCCAAAACGCCAATTCGGGGCCCCGGTGGCGTTGAAGCGTCGATCGAATTCCGCGCAGCTTGGAACGCAACGGCGACGCGCATGATGACTGTCGTGCTCCGCAATGGTGTGGCGTCCTACTAATGTTTCAGCTCAGCAACACAACTGACGCGCGCTGGATCGATCTGGCGCGCGGCGTGCGCGTCTTGGCGAAGCCAGCCACCACAGCGCTGGTGGCGGCAATGCAAGCGGCAGCAAAACAACGCGCACGTGAGCTTGCTTCTGACAATGACGTGGACGAGCATATGCGGCAAGGCATCGCGTTCCAGACGGCTGTGCAAGCGCTTGCGCGGTATACGGTTCGGGACTGGTCCGGCGTCGCTGGTCCAGATGGGGAGCCGTTGCCGTGCACGCCCGAAGGCCTAGAAGCGCTGATGTTGCACGACGAGATGGCGGTCGCGTTCTGGCGCGCGCAGATTGAGCCGTTAGAGGAACGAGCAGCTGAGGGAAACGACTGAAGGCCCGCGCCGCGTGGCATTTCGGGGGCGGGCCGGGTTACTGCCGTGGCTGCCGCACGCTGCAGAAAGATTGTAGTGCGCAATGCCCGTACGAGCAGCACGCGCCTTTGAGCATCGACGGCGCAGCAGTGTGGCAGGCAGCGTTGGCATCGGTGGTGGCTGACATGGCTGGACCGCGCATTGACATCGCCGGCGCGCTCGCGCTCGCGGTCGCATCTGGCGCAGCGCTGGACGCAGCAGCTGATCTATTGCCGTCCATAGTCGCGGGTCTGCACGAAGCGCAGGCGAAGGAGCAGAAAGATGGCTGACGCTGCGCGGCGTTTCGTGCTTGAGCTGAGCGCGCGAGGTGGCGCGCAAGTCAAGCGCGACCTGGATGACATCGGCGAGGCTGGCGATCGCGCATTCCGTCAGATTATCAGCGGCGCGCAAGGTGCGTCGCGCGCATTGTCTCTGTTGGCGCCGATCGTTTCAGCCTTCAGCGTTGGAGCGCTGGCGCGTTTCGCGCGCAGCGCCGTTGACGCGGTCGGCGGACTGGGGGAGCTCGCCGACCAAGCGGGGGTGTCGACCGATGCGTTGCAAGCGTTTCAATTTGCCGCTGCGCAAGCAGGTTTGTCGGCCGATGAACTGCAACGCGGACTGCAAACGCTGACGCGTCGCATTGGCGATGCGATGACTGGCAGCAAAGAGGCGCAAGCGGCATTCGAGCGACTTGGCATTGCATTTCGCGACAGTTACGGCAATGCGCGCGCCACGGAGAGTGTGCTGCGCGACTTGGCCGACGTGGTTCGCAACATCGAAAATCCGGCCGAGCGCGCCGCGGCTGCAACAGCGTTGCTGAGCGATCGCCTTGGGCATCGATTCATTCCGCTGCTGGCGCAAGGCGGCGCTGGCTTACGCGATCTGGCCGAGCAAGCGATTCGTTTTGGCGCTGTTGCCGATGCTGAGCTGATTGCAAGGGCGGACGAAGCGAGCGACAAGATCGCGGCGCTCGAACAATCATTTAGCACTCTTGCTCGCACGCTCGCTGCACGCGTTGCGCCTGTGCTCAGCACGATTGCGGACGCACTGAACAGAGTGCTTTCGAGCACAGAAGGCCGAGAAGAGGGCCCAGGTTCAATATCCGCGCGGCTTCGAGGCACGCTTTATCGTCTTGCTGAAATCGAACGCGAACGCGAAGAGATCCGGGCGCGTGCGCGCGAACGTAATGTGCCGGAAAAGCGGCTCGCTCAGCATCCGCGTTTGCAGGTGCTTGAGCGCGAGCGTCAGATGCTTCTTGAAAACTATAGGCAATTGCAGGAGCTAGATCGCCAGGAGATGGAAGCGGCGCGCCGCAGGCAGCAGCGCATTGAAGAGATTCTGAACCCGCCATCGCGCCGGTCCGCATTGCCACTACGCAACAACACTGAAGCGGCGCGCGTGACGATTGTGCCGCCCCCAGACCCATTTGCGTCGCGCGAAATGCAACGCGCGGTAGAAGAACGCGAAAGGTTAATCACCCGTGCCGGTCTTCGTGAAATCGGCATGACGGAACAGATTATTGATGCATATATGAAATATCAGCAACGACTTGAATCATTGGCAGAAACTGTGCGATGGCTTGAATTCATTGAGTTCCCTCTGCCGGATAACGCAGTGCTTGCAGCTGCGCAGGCGGCGCTCGAAGAGTACGAAGAAACTGTGCGGCGGTTGACGGAGAAAACGCAGGCTTGGCGCGACGTGGCACGCGATCTCGGTTTCACCTTTACGTCGGCCTTTGAAGATGCCATTGTACGCGGACGCCGCCTTTCCGAAGTGTTGCGTGGCATTCTTCAGGACATCGCGCGCATCCTCATTCGTCGCACAATCACGGAGCCTGTCACTGGCTTCATTCTTGGTCAGCTTGGCGGGATTTTCGGCAACGCGCGCGGCAACGTCTTTGTTGGCGGCGACGTCGTTCCATTCGCGCGTGGCGGTATCGTTACGCAGCCGACCATCTTCCCGTTGGCACGCAGCGGCATTGGTTTAATGGGCGAAGCTGGACCTGAAGCAATCATGCCATTGCGGCGCACCCGCAGTGGTCGGCTCGGCGTCGAGGCTGTTGGTGTTGGCGCGCCTACCGTACAACAGACCATCAATGTGACAGTCCAGGGCGGCATTGGTGAGATCGACGATCAGCAGCGTCTTGCGCGCGAGATCGGCCGGTTGGCGCGCGCTGGCGTGCTGGATGCGATCAAGGAGCAGCGCCGCGCAGGCGGCCTGCTCTGGCAGGCGTAGCAGATGCCGGCGCCAATATTCACTCCGCCTGTGCCGCCGACGGTTGGCACGACGCTAACCATGCGGCCACGCGTGCGTGTGGCGCAATTCGGCGACGGCTATTCCCAGCGGACCGCAGACGGGCTGAATGCGCAACCTCAGGTCTGGACAGTTTCGTGGTCGCCGGTGAAGCAGGCCGACGCTGACGCGATCACGAACTTCCTCACCGCCCGCGGTGGCGTGCAAGCGTTCCGCTGGACACCACCAGGCCAAGCGACACAACGCGTCTTCCTCTGCCGCGAATGGACTGTAGCGCCGCGCGGCGCGCAGCTCGTTGACATCAATGCGACATTCGTCGAGGTGTTCGATCTTGGAGCGTAACTGTGACGCTGCCCACACTGCTTCAGCAGCCTGAGGCCGATGCGCGCATCGAGCTATTCACGCTTGATGCGACCGAACACGGCGCAGGCGTGTTGCGCTTCACTGCGATGACGCGCGACACCCAAACGATCGTGCGTTATCAAGGCCACGACTACCAGCCGATGCCGATCGAGGCAGAAGGCTTCGCGTGGTCGGGCCAAGGGCCATTGCCTCGTCCGCGTCTGCGCGTCTCGAACATTGGTGGAATCCTCGGCAGCGCGCTCGGCACGTCTGACCTACTTGGCGCCACGTTGACGCGGTTGGTGACGTTCCGGCGATATCTCGACGACGAGCCAAACGCTGATCCGAATGCGCATCTCGAACCCGACATCTGGCGCGTCGAGCGCAAGACGCGGCATGACCCCACGCTCATTGAGTGGGAGCTTGCGGCGTCGCTTGAGCAGGAAGGTCGTCGCTTGCCTGGTCGGGCGATGTTGGCTGATGTGTGTTCACGACGATATCGTATCTATCGCGACGGCACATTCGACTACAGTCGCGCTCAATGCCCATATACCGGCACGCTCTACTTTGACGAGACCGGCGCGCCTACGACTGCTGAAAACGATCGATGCGGCAAGCGATTGAGTGATTGTCGAGCGCGCTTTGGCCAAACGGCCGTGCTGCCGACATGGGCATTCCCCGGCTTAGGCAGGACGCGAGCGTAATAATGTTTGGGTCTGAGGTTGAAGAAGCGGCGAAAGCGCACGCGCTAGCCGAGTATCCTCGCGAGTCCTGTGGTCTTGTTATCGGCGGCAAATACGTGCCGATGCCAAATCGTTCGTCTGACGCCAAAGCGTTTGAAATGGACGCGTCGGCGTTCGACGATCGAACGCAAGCGGTGGTGCATTCGCATCCCGAGGGTCCAGCTTGGCCATCAGCCGCTGACATGCGCGGGCAGATCGCGACGCGCGTGCCGTGGGGCGTGCTGACGGTGACTAGCGCAGGCGCTGGAGCGGTGCTGTGGTGGGGCGATGGCGTGCCGCGTCCGCCATTGCTTGGGCGAGATTT